CCAATAGGAACTGATGATAGTAGTTGATCATCTAAAAAGTTTCATGTAACTTTTGTACTTCTCCATAGAACTAAGGGGCGGATCATTAGAACCGCCCCTTTTTATGCGTGGGATGCACACAGAGGGAGATTAGGTGACAGGCTCTGTATGCTTGCGGCAGTCCCACACCGCCGTTCAACATCCTGTCACCTGTTCATATTAGTCACAGCTTTCATTGCGCTCGATATGAGCGTGTAGTAAGCCATCTGATGATTTGATACTACGAACTCTGGTATCATACCCCAATGGGGGATAACAGGTTTTGTAGTTTTCTATTTTTTTATCTAATGTTTTTTCATCACTAGAACTTAGTACAATATTAATTGTTCTCATCCCATCTCTCCCTTTTCATCATTTTAATTGTCCCGACAATAAAGATAAATGCTCCAGAATACAGAACAGCCATTGCTACAAATATGTTTTTGGTGGGGTCTTCAACCAGACCAACACCAGCAAACGCACAAAACAATCCAAGCACTGCAACAGATGCCCATTTGAATAAGTTACCCATAGCTTTTACTCCTCATTTTCCAAAGCGCACTCAACAGCTTCCTGAGCCTCAAGAGCCATGATTAGCTTCTGCCTGTTGTCCCTATGATAGGGGTGCATAAGCTGTTCAATGATTGTATCCAGACCAACCTCAATGGCATTCATTTCGGCTGGTGTTACCCTAAGATTTATTACAGTCATTATTACTCTCCTCATTATCTCGCTCAATGCGCGAGGTCATTGCATCCAAGATTAAGTGCGTTGCCTGTTGTGGGTCTGGAGCGCAGTTATATGATAATTCTACAACAAAGCGCGACATAACATTTGCCACATGAAAAGGGGTTGCACCCTGATTTGAAAATTCCTTTGTCACATCCATCAGACGATCATACATATCTTCGTATTTAATCATTATCACTCTCCTCTCAATGATTGTGTTGAGACCAATGCTCATCCCATAACTCTGACATCATCTCAGTCTTTTCTTCATCTGACATATGAGCCAACAGATCAAAAGACCTGTTGACCACTAGCTTGTCTTGAAGTTCAGTGATATCTTCGCACTCGCCAATGTATTTTGAAACCTCATCAGCGAACCAACCTTCGCTACGCAGGACATAATTTGACATACCCATTACACTTGCTCCCCTTCGATTTCATATTCTAAATATCCGCAAGCGGCATCAACACCCAACAAAAACATTTCTTTGTCTTCTTCTGTATCAAAAGCATATGTCTCTGTTTTGTCCTGACACGTTCCCCAGATAATTGTGATAACTTGGTTTGCATCATCAATCTGATCTTGGGTTTGACCGATGCAGTTTATGATTGGCTTTCTAATAAACGCTTTACTCATTTTTTACTCCTCGCTTGTTGAAGTCTTGTGGTTTCGATAGCGTGACAATTTGCACATATTACGACACATTTTCTGATCTCATTGACCAGATCTTTTAGTGACGCATCACGCATATCTGATACGTTTTTTGATTTGTCATCCAGATGATGGAACTGCAACGCAATACCATTTTCATCATAGCCGCAGTGATTGCATCCCTGAGCCTCTTTATAGAGGTTGAGCCAGTGCGTCCTGCGGCGGCGGTTCATCCATTGTTTGGCGCGAGATTTGCTCTTACGCCGCCAGAATGATTGGGGTGTAGTCCACTCCTCACCATTTTTAGCCAAGCGGTGATAGCCCCAGAATATGCGGCCATCACCCCTGACCTCACCATGAACAGGCATCAGACTGCCTCAAGTTCTTTCAGAACATGAGCCTTGACCCTGCGATCAAACAGAGCCTTGCAGTCACCCAACGTGCGGTGAAAGGCGTGGACGTTGTTTGTCGCGTCCAATGGGTCACTGTGAGAAGGATCATAGACAGGCTTCTCATCAGATGCCTGACCATAGACCAACAGCCAACCATCATCGGCAAACGCCTGTTTGTTTTTGATGCCGAATGTTTTGACCTCGTAAACTGTGGTCATGTCATCATTGATATGATCGAACTTTTTGATCTTGGCAGAATACACAAACCGCAAGCCGCTTGATGATCTGATGATCGGGATGCCACGCTCCATGACAACCTTGTTCCAAGCACACGATAAAGTGACAAAAATCTTTTTCCAATAATCTTTACCCTCATTTTCAAAACCCAAGTCAAACTCAGGCTTTTTTCTAATGCTGACATCAAAGGATGATCTCTGGAACGTGATATCAAGAACACGGCTGGCAACACGCGAACCTTTTGTGCCATGATCAATAACTGGGTGATATTCTTTGCGCACCCTTTGATCACGCCTGATCTTTTTCATGGCATCGGTCAACTCATCAATGTATGAGACAATCGCTCGCCTTGCGTCAGAGTGAATTTCATCAATACCCTTTTCAAACTTACTTGCCTCGTCATCCATACGGTACTTTTCATTTTTGGAAAGCGCACTGATGAAAGAGTGGGGGATGCCCCAATCCACTTGTGCTTTGCGGATTTGCTCTGCCGCGAATGACAGGAACTTGTGTTGATCGCGAGTAATGTTACCCATCTTTAATCTCCCATTTTGAGGATAGCGACCTCACCCCAAGGGGCGCGGTCACTACCGATATCGGTTGAAACCCAAAGCACTGGATAGTCAGGTGCATCAGGGAAGTCAGATATCTCTAAGTCAGTCAGCCCGACAAAATTATCGCAGGGCAACTGATGCTCTTCGATGTAGTCAAACACTGGTGTGACTAGCGTACCGCCACGACCATTGATCTCAATCTTCTCAATTACCTCGCCTTGCTCGTATCTGTGAACAGTGCGAACCTGAGTGTCACAAGTAATGACTGTGACAGAGCGTGGCTTCTGATCTTCGGTGATAGCATTCATCTCGCCAAGGAAGTGAGACAACTCATCGCCTGATACAGAGCCTGATGTGTCAACGTAAATGATCACATCACCAGCCCCTACCTTGTCCACACTAGGCAAGTAGATGCCTTGGTTAAACCAAGCATTCTTTTGTGGTCTGCGCCATGTGTAATCATCAGGCTGATCGCCGCCAATAAAGCGGTTGAGAACATCACGCCAGTCGATCTGGCAACGCCGCATGACCTGTACAAGCTGGTCAATTTTGGCTGGCAGTTTGCCCTGAGCCTTAGCCGCATCAGCCGCCATCAGAACCTTGATGTCCATCTCAGCTTCGATCTGCTTGGCCTCAGCCTCGCCCAGTGGCTCACCATCGTCTGCCGTGGTCTGCATGACGCCGCCCCATGTGGGTGCGTCCTCTGGCATATCACTGTCAGGCATATGCGAATAGATGCGCTCTGCCGCCCAGTCTTTATACTGCTCCCACTCAGGCTTGCTGGTATGGAATAAACCATCAGGCGGCAACTGAAAGCCATCGTCAATCAGGATGTCATTGATAGCAATGTCAGTGCAGACATTCCATTTCTTGTGATCCCGATCACCGATACGCAAGCAGTGCTTGAAAGCAACGTGCAAGACCTCGTGTGCAATCACGCCCATGATAACGTCCTGATCAAATCTATCGACAAAGGCGGCATTCCAGAGGATCGACTTGCCATCTGTCGCCATAGTCGGCACTGCGTCAGTCTCGACAAAGTTAAGACCCATAGCAATCGACCCAAAGAATGGGTGCTTCAGAACCAACTGTGTTTTTGCTCTCGCAATTTTTAGATTAGCATCCATGATGCATCTCCCATGTTGAAAAAGTGATATAGAACTTTTGAGGGGCGGTGTGACCGCCCCCCAGTATGTTAGAGGATAAGCTGTTTGCCATCCGACAAGATCCATTGACGTACAGCCTCAGACTGCTTGAGTGTCTGGTCACGGTTAACTGCATCCTTCACAGCAAATGCCGCAAACTCTTGTTGATCAAGCCGCTTGAGGTACTTGATCACGTTGCCAGCATTCGACTTGTTCATACGGTGAGCCAGTCCAGATGCGGTGGCGTAAAGCACCATGGCATCATCCGGCAGAGCCGCGCTGTCAGGGTTACTGATAACCTTGTCAAGGTCAGGCATGTGATCCTTCAGCTTCACATAGCCCATGAAATCAGCGCAAGCCGCACGGCCTACCTGACCAGTGATGGCCTCCGCCTGTTCGATTGGCGGTAACTGCCAGCCCAAGATTGTTGACACCCGATCCCATGAGCGCGGTGACGGTGACGCATTCGCATCACGATCAAACTTATGCAGGAACTCAGGGCGTGACCGCAAGAAGCCAGTCACATCCTCATGCACCTTGTGAGCCATGAAATAAGCGATAGTATCCTCAAGATCAGCCGAAATCTCCAAGAACATCAGGCGGTCTTTGAGGTGGCTTGGCATCGTGTTTGTGCCAGCTCGATCACTTGTGCGGTTGCCAGCGGCAACGATAGCCACGTTGTCAGGCTGCTTGAACACGACAATCCTATGCTCATTCACGAGCTGAGCCGCCACGTTCTGATTTGAAACCGGAGCCTGTGGCAATTCGTCCAAGAAGCAATAGACCGCTTCCATCTTGGAAGCCATGTCAGTGATCTTGGCTAGCCAATGCGGCATGATCCGCTTTGCATCACCGTCAACCAAGGCAATGATGCCTGCTAATTCGGCGGCATCATACTGTGCGAGCGAGAGAATGTAGCAGCCATGCTCACGCTCTTCGGCAATTTGTTGAATGACTGACGTTTTACCGAGACCAGCACCGCCGATCAGGTAGGGGATAACACGCTGGGCATCACGGCCTGTCGCGTTTTGAATTTGGCTATCGATTGATGCCGCTACGATATTCTTTGCTTGTGACAGTTTCATCACATTCTCCTAAAGTTGAAAAAAGAAGAGGGGGCAAAGCCCCCATTATTAGATCTGGTCAACGACATCGTTTACTGTGTCGTTTTCTTTTTCGACTGCCTTGCCAGCCTCTTTGGCCGCATCAGCATTGGCGTGGTATGTGGCACGCTCTGCCTCAAGTATGCGTAACGCATCAAAGAAATCAACCAACTCTGCATCAGTCAAGCCGTCCTTCCACTTGTCACCCTGCACGACTTTGCCATTTTCTTTTTTGGTTGACCATTTGCCTATGACCTTCTCGGCAAGTATCTCAGCGGCAGTTTTTCCATCATCAGGTGATACAGCCTTGGCAAGTTTGGCTTCGGATGTAATGCCTTGGTCATTGAATAAAGCCATCACAGCGGTTGGCGTGGTGTTATCACCAAAGCCAAACTTACGCTTAGCAGCTACAGAATTCTCTAGGTATTTTTTGGCGGTGGCATCCTTGCAGCCGCCATCTGTGGTCAGGTCACCGTTCACAGTTTTTGAAATGCTGCGTGGTAAATTGCCCTTGTCTGTCAGGGCTATGCCTGAGATTGCGCTGATCAACTCAGCATACGTTGCCAGCTTGGTAGCATTCACCTGTTCAGTGACCATCTTTGCGTCACCCTTGAGGCCAGACAATGTGCCTTCGTTAGCGGCAACGGTTGAAACAGTATTTGCGGATAGTGAAAAAGTTTGGTTAGCCATGTCGGCATCTCCCATAAAAGTTGAAAAGTAGCAGGACGCTACGACACCGCAGGGTGCGGTGTTTCGCTGGTGTCCTACGCCAGCATCATCAGGTAGCTAAGCTTGGAAATTGTAATAGTGATTTGGGTATTCAGCCTCATACTTTGCCGAATAGGCGGGGTGTGCCTCTTCAAAATCGACAACCTTGTCTGCGGCTTCGATCATAATTTTTACTTCGGTTGGGTTGTTTGTCGGCTTGTAACCCTTGAGATAAATTGAAAGCATTGCTTCGTAAGCCTTGACGTATTCAGCATAGGTCATTATGCGGTCTCCCTTTTAGCTTTGACGCGCTTCAATTCAAAGGCGCGTCTCATTGATGCATTCGACACAACTTCAAACGTGTCATCACTGCCACAGTGTGGGCAGTCATCGTCAATCACATCACTAAATTTAGTGAAGCAAGATAAACAAGCGAACCATTTAAGCATTGTGCAATCTCCTATTTGCCGGTGAATACTGAAGGGTTTGAATGATTTGGTCTGACGCTGAACTCGCCGCAGTCGCTGGTGATCAGGAACTCATTTGGCGAAAGCTTCAACGCGCGGCATACAGTCACGATTTGCTGCTTGGCCTCTGCCATGTCTCGCACGATTGCCTTGTCGTGCTTAACGATAAAGCGGCTAGTCGAAAGCTTGGTGATATCCCGAACGGTGTTTGTGATTGTCAGCATTATGCAGTCTCCCTGTTTCGCGTGTCTTTTCAAAGCATGGGTACGATCCCATACGACAGGATGGGGCAAATTGTCAGCCTGCCCCAAACACCGCCCAGTCGGTTGTTTTGAACTTTGACCCAGTCGCTTCAGCCATTGGATTGGCACCATCGCATTCTCTGGGGGGTCTGGCATCCATCACGCTGGAAGTGGGCGGAACATCTGGTCTCAGGGGCAAGCAGTGAAAGGGTGCTTCGTAAACCGTTGCCAACGTCCGGCAGTGGGGTTCCCTGAGTGTCGCTGGGCTACCAACCCAATGTGCGCTTGCGGTGTGTGCCTCCTCTGGCGGTTGAAAAATGGGCATAGCGTTGCCCCTCACCCTTAAATAGGCTTTTTGGACTGTTATTGCAAGTCACTTAATTACATTTAATTACATTTTTTTACATTTATTTATAGATGCGTCTGTAATGCATTGTGGAAGCTAAAAACGCCGCTGGCCTATTTTAGGTGTGAATGTACCCAAAACACCCCAAAGGCCGTCAGGGCGCTTCTATGGGCGATTAAAGGCATAGTGAGGTTTTGGGGGTGCTTACAGGTTCCATAGAACTTTTTGGGGTGGTAGAATGACGAAAGTCAAAACCGCGTATGCTGCCCGCCAAGGGCAATGCATTCCGCTTATAGGGGATAGAACACATGGCAAAGAAGCCAACACATTTAAGGGTAGTGGGAAAAGAAGAGAGACCATTGACAGGGAAGCAGGAAGCATTCGCAAAGCTGGTGGCTAGTGGGTCAATGCTCAGTGATGCCTACAGGGAATGCTATTCGGCTGACAATATGAAGTCTTCCACTTTGTGGAGTGAGGCTTGCCGCCTTGCACAAAACCCCAAGGTGTCCACAAGGATAAAGGACATTCAAGCCGATATGGAGCAATCGCAACGCATGAGGCTACTCAGACGAGAGGAATGGGTTTTGAAATCACTTCAAGAGGAAGCGGTATCGGCTGACAATGCCTCTTCCAGAATTAGGGCGTTGGAGCTGGTTGGGAAGACGGTGGGTATGTTCACAGATAGGGTGGAGCAGTCCGACACGACAGAGCGGTCAGCGTCCGATATCGAACGTGATCTGAGGGCGAAACTTGATCGGCTGATCGGCTCGTGATTATGGCCGGATCGGGACTATCTGGTTTTCGTTGGGGGCTGGCTTCCTATTCACGAAACCTTGGTGACCCCACCTACCCCCTTCCACCCCATATAGTCATGCGCCTACCCACGCACCCTACATGAGGTTCTGCACATACGATGACAGGTATTTTCGTAAAACCTTCCCCTTGTGTAGGTGTATGCACCATTGATGAGTGTAGTAATCTGTGCCTAGGGTGTAACAGGACTATGGAGGAGATAGTCCTTTGGGGCGATTTAACGCCCTCTGAGGCGGTCTTGATGATGGAAGTGGTGCGTACCCGTACCCTCTTTCTTTGGCAGGCGTGGGAGGAGCTTGAGAGACCTACCCTTCAGTAAGAAAAAAGGGTAGGAATCCTAGGGGGTAAAAAATTTTTTTTAAAAAATTTCAAATTGGA